AAATAAAACCCACAAAAGAAAAAACCACACTCAGCAAAGCGTGGTTTTTCTCGAAACGGAAGGTAAGTTTTAATATTATAAAATCCTTGATTCCCACAATTTGACTTTCTGCCATGCTCGCATCCTCGTTATACCCATTGTTTTTGCTATTTTATCGTAAGTTAATCCGCTTTCTCGCAGATCATAAGCCTGTTTTTGCGTGTTGTTAGTCCGTGGTTTAGTTTCTTTATGGCGCGTAAATTTTAGGCCAAGTGCCACAAGCCATGATTTTAATGTTGGATCGCTGATTTTCATAAACTCTGCTATCTGTTTTTGAGTCATACCAGAGTTGTATTTTTCGGTGATAAACAGCTTTAAGTCGCCAAATCTATCAACGCACTGGTGATATTTCCATGAATGACTTAATGCTGATTCGCCGCAGTCTGTTGTTGATATTTTTATCATAGTTCACTTATACTCACGTCAACATACTAAGCACGCCACTCAATGCGAAGCGTAACTTGCTTAGTTTTGGGTCGGGGATTCCTAGCCGTAGAAAAGCCACTTTAATCAGTGGCTTTTTTATTACATCAAAACGGGCAAAAGTCGAAGTCTGGACAATCATTTTTCTGATAAACATACTCAGTCGGCACATCGCCATGCTTTAGGCATTGGCGTGTTTTAGGGTTGTAATTGGCGCATTCAATACAGCGATTCTTTAGTGACTTCTCACATTCTGCCAATTGTTTTTTAATGGCTTCATATTCTGCTTTATGGTTCATGCTTTGCTCCAGTACCGTTTTTTAACTTCGGTATATTTTGATGGAAGGATGTCGATTGATGTTATTTTCTGTTCTGGTCTGATAAATGATTGATTGCTAAAATTAACAAAATTATTTGTTTTTTCATAACAAGAAAATGCGTTTGTATCAGAGCAAAACATCCTTCCGTAAATATCCCTAGTTTTTTTCAGCCCAAACTCGCTATGCTCAGGCGTTAGCCATTCGTAATACTCAGCCAACCCACAATGATAAGTCACTTTTATGCTGTCCGGCTTGCCTTGTTTCTTGTGTATCTTAAAGCTAACGCGGTCAACATCTACACGTTGTATTTTGCGCTGGTCTGACAATACCGCACCATCAAATGCGTTTAGCTCAAGATTGCCTTCGGGGTCACGCTCAAAGATATGGCCGCACTCTGGACACTCGCGGACGGCGGCATGAAGTATGGTTTTACAAGACGGGCATTGTTTGGACGGTGCTTCGCCTTTGCCTTCGCCTTTTGCTTTTACTGTGACATCATCAATGCAGCCATGACGTAGCACATTAGAGCCATAATCAAGCAATAGCGCGTTCTTTTTGTTTGGGTACAATCTCATCACGCGCCCGACAATTTGCACATAAAGCGCGGTTGACTCGGTGGCGCGAATTAACACGCACATATCAGCAATGGGAAAGTTTGACCCTGTCGTTAAGATGTTGACATTAACAAGACATTTTAGGCGGCCATGTGTAAAGTCATCTAAAATGTAATCATTGTCGCTTTGTGAATGATAGCAAGCCGCGTTAATATCATGCTCTGTTATCAACTCTTGAGTAACTTGTTCAGCGTGTTCTATTGATACACAAAAGATAAGCCACGCCTTACGGTCAGCGCCCTTTTTAACAATATCGGCAACAATCTCTGTTGTTTTACTCATGTATAACGATTCAAGCGCACTATCTAAAAACTCTCCGCCTTTGTGTTTAACCTTGCTCACATCTATTTTTACACCGCCACCGTTTGACACGACAGGGCATAAATAGCCGCGATTGATAAGCAATTTAACATCAATCTTATAAACGACACGCTCAAAAATAGGGTTATCCCATTGCGTTAAATAACCACTATCTAAACGGTATGGGGTGGCGGTAAGGCCAAGTATTTTTAACTCAGGATTAACTTCTTTTAGGTTGCTAATGAGTTGGTGATACTGCCCTGCTTCATTGGGTGCAACAAGATGACATTCATCAATGACAAGTATTTCGTAATGTTGGATTGTTGCGTTGGCTATGCTTTGGATGCCTGCAAAGACTATCTGAGCGTCTTGCGTTTTTTGGTTTAGCCCTGCGCTATAAAATCCCGTGTCGGCATTGGGTAGCAGATTTTTTAATTCTGCTTCATTTTGCTCAAGTAGTTTTTTACGATGTGTGACGACTAAAACACGCACATCATGGGTGATTGAGTCATGGCATATTTTGCCAATAATTAGGCTTTTACCTGCTCCGCATGGTGCTTCAATGATGCAGCTTGTACCGTTCTGCCAGTACGCATAAGCACTTTCGACGGCATCTTGTTGATAGTCTCTTAAAATGATTGTCATGTCGGTTTCTCGGTTGTGCGGTACGCTATGACCGCACTTTAATGGGTGGTTTATTTTTGGCTTGGCAAATGATTTGCAAACTCTGACCACAATAGCGGCATAGTAGGCGGCATATCGTAGCGGTTCTTTGCGGTGTAGGCAGGATTAGCACTTAGGTTAAGGATTCGCTCGCCTGTGCTTATTGCACGGTTTCTATCGTCATTAAAGCCTTTGCCTTCGGTGACTTTGATAATCTTTTTCAGGCTTGCATAGCCAATAACATCAGCAAACTCACGACACAAAGCAGCCGCTTTTTTGTGTAGTTTAATGTCGTGGGTGTCGAATGTCAGATATTCAGGGTCTTCTATTTTGTTGACTTGGCTATGCGCGGTCATAATTACAATCATACCTTTATCACGGCATTTGTTTAGTTCGTCAAAAAAGTACGACCAAAAAACTAAAGCCTCGTTGTAGCCGCGTCCGTAACCGATTTTTTCAATACTTGGCACTTTGTTGTCAATGCAAACCTGCTTCCAGATCAGCGATTCAAGCCAGTCTAAGCTGTCAATAACCACTGTTTTAAAGTCGTGGTTTTCGTTGGCTAGGCTATCCAAAGCTTTCATCACATCAATATATGATTCAGCAAGGGGGAAACATGGCACGTCAATCTCGCCTAAGCCGTCCTCTGTTTGTATCACGATTGGGTTTGGTGCTGACGTGGCAAATGTGGTTTTACCTAATCCACTTTCACCGTACACAATAACGCGTTCAGTTTTGGCTTTGTTGCGTGTGATATTGCTTAAAAATGACATAATCTCGTACTCCATAAAGTAAAAAAGCCGCCACAAGGACGGCTAGAATGTTCTTATTTTTGCCAAGGTTTTTTTGTTGTAGTTGCTGCTGGTGGCGGTGTTTGTGTTTTCGGTGCTGGCGTTAAATTCGCACCTTCAACCGCTTTATAACCACCAATATCATTGGATGCTTCATAATCACCACTCGCAGGGCGAACTTTAACTTTAATCATCAAAGGTTTGTCGTGTAATTCTTCGCTTGCTTGCGGTGACATTACGCCAACAGCGCGGCAGATAGCGGCGAGGTCTTTACGGGCAATATCAACAGCCTTGTCATTAGCGTTTTTCAAGTTAAGACGAGCAAAGACTAAGCGGTTTTCATACTGACCTTCAATAATTTGCAAAGTCAAAGAAAGATACTCGCCGTAACCGTCACGCGTGGCTTTCATTTCGCTGTTGCTAATAATGGCTTGATACCAACCTGCTGGGATTGGGTCGAAAGAACTGGATGGTTCTACTTCTTCGGCGTTGAAGTTGTAAGCTGATAAATTACTCATAATATACTCACTGTTTCGTTGGTTTAAGATTCACTGGTTTCTATGTTTCGTGTGCCAGTGATTGACATATTAATCATAAAGTTTTATTGTGTCAATCATCAATCAACAAAAAGGTGAAAAAATGTTAACTATCGAACAAATTAAAAAACTGCTAGAAGATAGGCATTTGTCTGTTGTTGCCAAAAAAGCAGGTATTGGCGAGGCAACTATTTTTCGTTTAGCGAAAGGTAAAAACGTGGCTTATCCAACTGTAAAAAAACTCTCCGACTATTTAGAAGGACAATTAGAAAATGCAAAACAATAAGCAGGCTGCTCAAGAATATGTTAATCACGGTTTCAAGTTGTGCGCGGTGCGTGGCAAAAAACCGTTTCAAGATAAATGGGAACAAAATCCAGTAACAGATTTAAACCTGTTTGACCATAACGGCATCGGCTTGATTCATGGCTTGAGCGGTACTTGTACGCTAGATATTGACAACATCGAGCATACACAGATTGCACTTGAGGCAGTGGGTTTAAACCTAGCTGAGCTGATGCGTGATGGTGTGCGTATTGAATCGGGGCGTTTGAATCGTTCTAAATTGATTTATCGCGCACCTGTCGGCGTAGAGTTAAAACGTCATGCTTTGAACTGGCCTAATGAGTTAAACCCGAAAGAAAGCGATGTTGTTTTTGAGTTGCGCGGTGGCTTGACTCAAGATGTATTGCCGCCTTCTATCCATCCTGACACTAACCGCCCTTACGTTTGGGTCGGCGATTGGCAACAATTACCAGGGTTACCGCCCGAATTATTGAACATTTGGACTCAATGGGATATTGCCAAAGACGTGCTTAAAAGCGCGTGTCCGTGGCATATTGAAAAAGAGGATTACAAGGCACAATCCGCACCTTTGCGCGTGTTTAGTGGTGGCGGTGACGATGTAATAGGCGCGTTTAATCAGCGCATGAATTTGATAAACCTACTCACAAACTACGGTTATAAGCGGATCACGAAAACGCGGTTATTAAGCCCACACTCTAAAAGCAAACTAGCAGGCTGTATCTTGTTAAGCGGTGAAGGTGTGGACAAGGTTTATATTCATCACGCAAGCGACCCTCTAGGCGATGGCTATGCTCACAGTGCGTTTAGTGTGTATCTGTACTATCAACACAATAACGACTTGAAAAAAGCGGTTAAAGAGGCGGCTTTGCTGTTAGATATGGATTACAAAAAGCCAGACGATAGCGAATTGATTAACGAAGGCGCGGCGATTGCTAACAGTTTTTTTAATAGCAATGTTGTCGAGTTAAAGCCTGTACAAGTTGACACTGTAAAGATTGATTGTAGTTTGCCTGTAAAATGCTTAAACGAAGTGGCGCAATGGATTAAAGGGCAAATCGGGACAGCTCCCAAGTATTCTATCGTACAAGCCACGTTAGCATTTGCGTGT